TACGTACCAAGAGTTGATTCCCAAAGATGAGTCAAACGTCATAATAAATCTATTTTTACGTTTTGGTTCATAAGGAATCGGCATTTTCATTAATAAATCAGCCATAGTATTTTAATTTTTTAGTTTTGTTTATTTTCTATATAAATAGTGTGTTTATGAAAAATTTTTCTATTTACTTATTTTTTTAAAATCTGATTATACATCCAGAACTAGAACTTAAATATAACTTAATTATATCTCTAGTTTTTCTCCTCCTTTAGTTAAATAAGTTCTTACTGGTTTATCTGGATATTCCTGGTCTAGGAAACTTTTAATTTTCTCGATGTTTCTTGGGTCGTCGTCAGAAAATCCAATTTGTGGGACAAAATTATTTTTGACATCATTCTTGAAGAACGCTGTCTTTCCCAATCTCTGACTCATTTCCTTAACATAAGAAATAAATTCCCTTAACGCCTTTATCTTTCCTACCTCAGGGTTGGCAGCACTACCCTCACCATAAGTTACAGGGTAAAACTTACACATATCTAAATATTCCATAATCATATCCTGAGGTTCAACACCCCCATCTTCAGACATATTTCTAAAACGAATAAGATTATCGATACACTCTTTTTGTGAGATACCATTGTGGTTGGTGACAATATAATTGTAACACGCTTCTTTTAACGTATCAGGATGGTGTCCTCTTGCTGTAATGATAGAGAAGATAGAACCTCCGTTGATACACTCTACAAAATCATTCCAAGATGGACCTGTCTTTGCTATCATTGAGTCAACGATGAACTGAGCGTCACCCTTTGTACCAAAATTTCTATATGGTTCAGGTGCGTATCCAACAACCGTCTTTCCTTTGTACTCGAATGGTTTAACACCGATTTCACCTCTATATTCGGCAAAATCTTCAGTAGACATACCAATCTCTTCGTCTTTATCAGTTAGTAGAATAATTTGTGTTGGCATGATACAAATGTTATCATCCCAATCGAAAGCATAGTATTTTAAATCAGGATTTCCTTCTTCATCAAATCCTTCACGAAGCATTTTTTCTTCGTAAAACTCTTTAATAATTTTTTTAATCATTATTTTTTCTTTGAGACGTTTTTAATTAATCTCTCTAATTGAGCTTCAGTTAAAATCACATTCTGTGGTTTTTTAGAAAATGTTTTAACATTATTGTTCTCTACTTCTAATGATTCTCTGAGTGTCGATTTTTTGAATTCCATTTGTTTTTGTTTTTAAAGGGCTAAAAGGGGGGAATTAACCCCCCCTTAATAATTAAATATCAGTTAATTAGATATCTTCAAACGATGCTCCTGTTGGTGTAATCAAGAACTCGATGTCGATATATTCTAACGCTCTTGTTGGTTTCAAGTAAATTTTACCAACTAATTGGTTAGCGTCCATATCTTCAGGTGAAGAACTTACTGTTACACGGAAGTCAATCAAACCTCTATCTCTTCTGATAGAATCTAAGATTGGGTTCACCGAGTCTAAGAAATCTTGTCTTACCTGTTCGTCGTTTTGTTCGAACAACAATCTGATAGCCACTGCTGAAATCAACTTACGAGCTTGTAATAACAATCTTCTTACGTTAATTCTGTCAAGAGCTGACTGTCTAATTTGAAGAGTTTTGTTACCCCAAATTACTGTACCAACATCAGAGAATGTTGCGATTGGGTTCAATCTTCCTTCGTATAGAGTATCTCTATCTTCTTGTGTTAACTTCTTACGAGCTTTAACTGCATTTACGATACCTCTTGTGTAACCCGCAGTTGCGAACCATGGGAATGCGATGTTATCTGTCAATGCGATGTTTCTTACAACTTCAGATGTTGGTGGAATGTAGATTTGTGTGTTGTTAACACTATCTCTTACCAAAATCCATGGATAATAAGTAGCTGTGTAGTTTGAATCGATACCTGTTTCTTCTAAGTTGTCAACTGCCTCTTGTGGGTAGATAAAATCACCTTGGAAGTTAGCGGTATTTGCTACATACATGTTGTAGTCAGGTGTTGTACAGAAGTAGATTGAATCTGCTCTTTCTGTTTCAATCATATTGATTGCTGACTCAACTAAGTTAGAGTTGTTTACATAGTCAATACCAGGTGTTACAAATACGTTAATGTTAACAGCTTCAGGGTTAGAATATGTATCTTGACCTAACAAGTATGCGTAGTAGTCAGAGTTTGCCCAGTTTACTGAGTCATCACCGACTGTGATTTGTTTGAACTGACCCCATCCTGTTGCGGTTGGGTAAGAAATTGAAGGAGCCGCTCCTTTCAAATATCCTGAACCACCTAATCTGAATGTGTCTTGGTTACTTCTCCACTCTCTGTAGATATCCCAACCGTCAAAACCACCAGATGCTAAGATAGTAAACTTTCTTGCGTATGTTCTGTAGTATGGGTTAGACTGGTCTGTTGGGTCTGTTTGGAATGAAGCGTCACCACAATCAAATGCCTGTGTTCCGTCTGTAATATAACCACCTGTAATTAATACAACTGTAGCTCCTGAGTCCATGTGGAAACCTTTAGAAAGGTAAGCCCAAGGTTCAGATGTAGTTGCAGTTGCTAAATTAGTTGGGTTTTGTTTTCCTTTATATGCAAAGTAATCGAAATCGATACCAACTGTATTAGAGAAACCTAAGTAAGTTCTTCTTACTTGGTCACCAGCAGCTAAAGTAGCGTTTGGTCCACCCGCCGCGTTACCGAATGGTGGGTTGTAAATTACTTGACCAGGAATGTAGTATTCTGTTTTGTAGATTGGGAAAGGTGATTTAGCACCTGAGTACTCTCTATAGTTGTAACCTTCAAATCCACAAGGTAATGCATCTACAGGAGCTTGTTCTTCCATCTCCACCATAATGAATCTTGAATTCAATGCAAATTCACCATTTGCTGTACCCACTTTCTTAGCAACATATCCATTTTCAGTTGGGTCCATAGTACAGTTAGTGAATTTTTCAAGAACTACTGGGTTAGAGTCAGTATCGTAGAAATCTCTCACAATGATGTCAAAGGTATTATTACCAAATGACATATTAGCCAACGAAATCTTAACCAATTGGTTAGCAGCGTTACCGTCAGAGATTAAGATAAACTTAAATAATCTATATACTGTATTACCACGTAATTCAGAAACTACATATGGTGTTGATGGTGTTTGATATTGTTCTAAGTACCAACCAATAGATGTGTTAGTACCCGCATCATTTCTTGCTGAAGGTAAAGAAATTAAATCACAATTTAAACCTCTAATATAACCTTTTCTATATGCCCAAGTTAATAATGAATATAAACCTTCTTCTAAGAAAATAGGTACATCAGTTCTTGGTTTACTAAAGTTAGATACTCCAAATACTTTAGGTAAGAAATTAGTATCACTTACCGTGAATGAAGTTTGGAATGAGAATGTAGCACCCGCAGATGTTACACCTGAAATTGCAAATGGTGCAAATGGGTTTTTCTGTACATTTGCATATGTACCTGAACAATCCATAATTACATCAGTTAATCCCGTAACAGAATAAACAGGACCTCCATCTGTATTTGAATTGAGACCACGAGAACGGAAAGTCGCTACGACAACATCATTATATTCCGTATAAGCGGTACCAACCCAGTTTAATACTGTACCTGAAATTGTTCCTGTAAATTCACCTGGTGTTGCCTCGATGAAGTCACTACCCATAACAGCGTTGAATGAAATACCTTGGTAGTTATCTCCCGCAGTAGGTTCAAACGCACCGTAGTACCAAACATCCATTGTGTCTGCAGTGTAGTTAGCTGTTGATTGAGTTAACCCACTAACTTGTAAATATCCACCACTTGTACCATCAATAATATTAGTAAAACCAGCACCTATGTAAGCGTTATATGTAGCATCTTCCAACACACCCCAAATACCTTGTGTTGTTGCAGACAATGTATTGGTTTGGATAATTGAATAAATCATCTCCTCAATTTGGTCCTGCATTGTTGTTGTACTACCATTATATAATGTAATAGTATCATTAATGTAGGTAGTTAACGGTGATGGGAATGCACTTGTAAATACAATCGATGATGAATTACCTGAAGTACCTGTAAAGGTTACTGACCAAGTAGCGTCAGTTGTCGATGCTAATGTTGATGGATTAAGATTAGCTTGAGTTGTGATAGACCAAGATGGTCCTGCGTCATAACCTGATAATCCTAATACTCTTGTAACAAACAATTGGTTAGATTGTTGTAAATAAGATTTTGCGATGTAAGCCGCTTCGTATTTTGGGATTTGTGTGTTTACGAATTTTTGCGGACTTGTACCCCCAAAGTATGAAACAAACTCATCATAATTACTGATGAAGATAGGTTCAAATGCAGGTCCTGTGAAAGTTTCACCTACAATACCTAATGTTGTTACACCGACACTTTGAGCTACAAAACTTAAATCTCTTTCTGAGGTGTAGACACCTGGAGAAACGAAAACTTTGTTTGATGTTGCCATTTTTTTATTTGTTAGTAAATTTATTTTTATAGATAAATATTCATAAAAATTACAAAATACCTATACTCCAGATATATATTTGTTAATGAGTATGTATTTTTTCTGCCTTTTTTCTACCTACCTATGAAAGAAATTAAAAACTTAAAAATATCAGTTGAAACACATAGTATCCTTAAATCATACTGTGATAGACGAGGATTGAAGATGTATAAGTTTCTTGAGAAATTAATTGAAGATACTTGTACCGAAAAAAAAGATATATACGGGGAATAATTAGATTAGGGTTGCCGTTGTAAAAATTGTAGCATCCTTTAAATTGTCAATCTTTACCACATCTATTCTAAGAATATCATTTGTAGATATTTGTATTAGTCCAACATCATCCCCAATATAGTTGTCATTAATATATACAGAATAACTGTCAACGTTTTCACTATCACCAACATTAATATCTGCGGTGTAATTAAATAGTTCACTAATTGTTGTTACCGAATTTAAAAATTGTATATTCAATTCAAATTGATTACTCGGTGGCCACATTTCAGCTTTTCTAGCCTTTGTTTTAGTATCAACCTCAAACATTGTAAGTGTTCTTGAAATTGCGGGTGTTACTTCAAATTCTTCTTCATCAATCAAAAATCCCATCATTAAGAATTCATAATTTTGAATGTAGTATTTTCTTTTATCAACATCTAAAACCGATTCATCAGATATGTTATTTAATATAATTGGAACATAGTGTCCTTTAACAAAAGTATATGCCTGTCGAGATGTAAATTTTTGTAAAACAATTTTGTTAAACTGATTTAACTCTCGCATCCTATTACAAACAATCTTTACGTTATATGTGATATCAACAGGAACTGGTTGTGGAATTTTATAAATGTCCATTCCTTTTCTTTGTCCATCCCATGTTGGAACTTTGGCATAATAAAATTGCTTTCTATTTGGTATGGTATATTGTAATGATGGTGTTGTACCATATTTAACTTCAGGTTGTCTAACCGTAGTGATAAACGGAGGAACTGGATTACCGTTTAAATCTTCAAACTTCCAAGTTTGTGTAAATTGAGCCCAGTTCTGTGTGGTAATAATTAAATCAATTGGTGGTACGGTTTTACCGTCAACAATTAATGTGATATCATCTTTAACAAAGTCCAACATACCCCTATCCAAATCTGCATGTAAAACAGATTTAGGAAGATAAGTTCCATCTTCATTGATGTACTCAAGAAGCTGTTCTCTCCTCTCCCACCCAGTTTTAGGTGGAACCAATTGTAATGTCTTTTTAACTTTTTTAGGAAGTGCCATTATAATCCTCTGAATTCATCTGTCGTTACAGGAGTTGCTGTATATGAATAATAGAAACTCTTATAACCACCATAAGTGTGTTTATTGTCATAGTCAGGTGTTGCAGCATCTATAACAGAATAGTAACGTATTTCATCCTCGGTAATTTGGTAACCGATGTAGTCACCCAGTTTAATTTCAATTTTTAATTCTTCTAATTCTTTGTGGTAAACCGCAAATTCTATATTACCTGGTTCGTTTTGTAGAATACGAGAATTACCAATTGATTGTCTTGTTGGTTCTAAAATTCTAACAAAAGCATTAAACTCAACGGGAGCTTTAAATTGAACCCCGTCAGAGGTAACTTCACCATAGACATCATCTTTGATTGTTCTTTGTTGGTCAACAGAATATAATACCATAGTAAAGTTCATGTCTCCATTGAGCCATTCTCTTCCCATCTCAATATCGAGATTATAATCCTCCTCGGCGAAGAACTTATTTAAACGTGTAATTGGTACTCTACGTGTCATCCTTGATAAATATTACAAAAATGATTATCTTTTACTATATTTTATTGGATGGAACAAAATAATCTTGTAAATAATATCCCTGAGATTCGTGCTCAACGTATATTGGATGTATACGATGGGTACAATAACTATATTCTGTCCATTAAGAAAAAGTCCGAAACACAAAAACATTTTAAGATGACTCGGGCTCAAGCCGACTACATTTTAGATTTTCATAAGGATGTTCCTAAGATTGCAAGAAAGTGGGTTCCATTAGATGGGTACTTCTCAAAAAGAATGATGGAAGACAAATTATTAACCAAACAACCCGAACAAATTTATGTTGAGAAGATTTTGGTTGAAAAAGATAAGTCGTACCACATTTATGGGAAATTGTTTGAAAATGAACAACTACACGACTTTTGGTTACCAAAAGCCGCCATCGTCCCAAATAGAACAAGAAAGGTTGAAATTGATTATGAAAAGTATTCTCATAGACCTCCGTTATCACACCAAAAAGAAGCAATTGAAAAATTAGTAGGAAGTGATAAGTTTATCCTTGCCGATGATATGGGTCTTGGAAAGACAACATCGACCGTAATTGCGGCATTAGAAGCCGGTGCTAAAAAAGTTTTAATCGTATGTCCAGCATCATTAAAGTTAAACTGGCAAAGAGAAATACAAAACTATACTGACCGACCAACATTTGTTGTGGAAGGCAAAAAATGGGAACCTGCAGATTTCACAATCATCAACTACGACATCCTTAAGAATTTCCATGAACCAAAAGAGCCAAAGACATCTGATGTTTTAAATGCAGGATTTGATTTAGTGGTGGTGGATGAAGCTCACTACATTCAAAACAAACAAGCTCAAAGAACAAAGATTGTTAATGACATTTGCAAAAAGATTGGAAAGGTTTGGTTATTAACAGGAACCCCAATGACATCACGTCCGATGAACTACTTTAATCTATTGGATTTGGTGGACTCACCAGTCGCATACAATTGGATGGCATATGTAATGAGATATTGTGAAGGATATCAATTCAGAGTAGGAAATAGAAAAGTGTGGAATGTAACTGGAGCATCCAACTTAGAAGAATTAAGGGACAGAACAAAACCTCAAGTATTAAGAAGATTAAAAGAAGAGATTTTAGATTTACCTGAAAAAATTATTACACCTGTTTACCTTCACCTTAAATCAAAAGATTATGAAGGTTTAATGGGTGAATATTATAATTGGTATGACAATTCAACCGAGTCGTCATCACTAACCGTTCAATTCTCAAAACTGATGAAAGTTAGAATGGTAATGGCTCAAGAGAAGGTTAAACACACAATTGAACTTGCAGAAAACATTGTAGAACAAGGAAAGAAAGTTATCATTTTCACCAACTTTACCGACACTCTAAACCAAATCAAAGACCATTTTGGAAAGTCGGCAGTGGCTTTAGATGGTAGTATGAGCAAAGTTGCAAGACAAAATTCCGTGGACCAATTCCAAGAAAATGACAATATTAAAGTTTTTGTGGGAAACCTTAAAGCCGCAGGTGTTGGTATCACCTTAACCGCAGCCGAAGCTGCCATAATGAACGACCTGTCTTTCGTTCCATCAGACCACGCACAAGCAGAAGACAGAGCATATAGATACGGACAAAAATCAAACGTATCTATTTTTTACCCCCTATTCGATAACACAATCGAGGGGATTATCTATGATATATTGACTAAAAAGAAACATATTTTCGAAACCGTTATGGGTGACAACGAAGATAAAGGAACCGTGATGGAAGAAATTTTAAACTCAATATCTCGCTTAAGGTAATGACATTTGTCATAACCTGATTATTTATTATAAAAACATACGATGAAATTCAACAAGCATAAAAAGCGAATAGAAGAATTGGAATTACAATTAAGTGGACAAACAAAAACAGATAAATTACCACTACCAATTCAAGAACAAAAAACCGAAACTATGAAGAAAGTAAAAATCGAAAGATTACCTTACTCTTACTCCGCCTTGTCAAGATTTATTGACCCCGAAACAATGAACGTACACTACAACAAACATTACAAAGGGTATGTAGAAAAGTTAAACAGGGAGTTAGAAAAATTAAAAGAACAGGATTTAGAATTAGAACAAATCATAAAAGGTATCTCAAGATACAACACAACCGTTAAGAATAATGCGGGGGGAGCTTACAACCACCAATTATTTTGGAAGATGTTGTCACCAAAACAACAAAGACCATCAGGACCCGTTTACGATAAGATTGTAAAGAAATATGGGGACTATGAAAAGTTCAAACAAGAATTTTCAAGAAAGGCAAAAAACAAATTTGGAGCAGGATGGGTATGGTTGGTTCTTACAAAAAATAATGACTTAAAAATTATTACCACCGACAATCAGGATAACCCGTTAATGAATACCATTAATTTTGGGGGATATCCTTTGTTAGGATTGGACCTTTGGGAACACGCTTACTACCTCAAATATAAAAACAGAAGAGACGATTATATCAAAAACTTCTTTGGTGTTATCAACTGGAGTTACGTGAATTACCTATTTGATAACAAAACCAAAAAGAAAATTAACGAATCTCGTGATGTGAAAAGTATCATTGAGGAGGGAGCATCGAGAGGTTGTAGTCCCGCTCAGGTAAACACTTATAGAGAAATCTTTAACAAAAATTCTGAAATCAAAAAAATCTTCATGTTTGCAATTATGGATATTTTAAAAGAAGTTTTCGCTGATTTTTGGTATGATAAAGGAAAATATGCTGAAGGTGAAATGTCAGGTGTTTATGACTATGAAAAGAAAGGTCGTTCTGTGATTAACAAATTAAACACAAACTACACGGCATTTTGTACTTTGGTTAATGATATAAACGAGGTATTAAAGAAAATGGGTGTTGACCCAATTAATATGATTAACCAATCTCCTGAACAACAAGTTAGAGAAGTAAGAAGGTTAGTCAGATATATGACGGAATTCCGTTATAGAATTTTCAATCCAGAATCGGCAACATTTAAAAAGATTATGTCAGGATTGGATACTTCAAATCGTTTTGGTGATGAAAGAGAAATCAAAGCGGTTGTAAATATGAAAAACATATTTGGAACAAAAGAAGTATTCAAAGTGGGTGACCTTGGGAATGTTGAGGATATGTTAGGTGGGGTTGATGCTACCATTACTAAAGATGGTGAAACCAAAACAGCACAAATCAAACCGTTTTCAACATATGAAGAAGGTGAAGATGGTAAAATTACCGTCTTTAACACAGGAAACGTAAAACCATATAAAACTGATTATTTGGTGTTCCACAACGACAGAAAAGGTACTATTGCGTTTAAAAACGATAATACTGAAATTGTTGGTGGTAATTATGTTTTCCCAAAAGAAGATATGTTGTAATAACAAACCGGGGTTGAATAATATTTATTAGTAAAAGACCCTTATGGCTATTATCATTGGAACCGAAAGAGAAAAACTTTATACGAGAATTCGTCACCTTTTAGGAGCACCTCTTCGTGGTGTTGAGATTGAAGACGAAATGATGGATTCACTATTAGAATTGTCTGTTGAAGATTATTCTCAATATGTTGATGACTGGTTGATTGAATCTCAATGGACATCTTTATATGGTATGGACATTGATACCCAATCTTTAACCAGAGCATTCACTACTCGTTCATTAGATTGGGAAACCCAATACACTTATGCATATTCTAAGATTGTAGGTTTACAAGCCGGTGGTCCTTGGGTTCTTAAAAAAGATTATTTTGATTTGGTTCCTAACCAACAGATATATGAAATTCCTGCTTGTCGTGAGATTAATGAACTTTTATGGTTCACCAGAGCTGAGTTAGATGCTGCGTTCTTTGACCCATTTATGGGTGGTTTTGGAGGATTCGGTGGTGTAGGTTTAGGTGGTGGTGCCGGTTTCTCACAAATGGGAACAACTGGTAGTTACTTCATTACACCAGCATTTGATATCCTTTTAAGAATGCAAGACATCAATATCAAAAGAAGAATTATCGCTGGTGAACTAACATACCGTATTACAGCATTACCTGAGGGTAAAAAGGCGGTACATCTTTATAACGTACCTGGAGGTAAATTTGATTTTGGTAATATCGAAAACAATAGTTATCGTGTTTGGTATTGGTATTATGATACCTGTGATAGAGATGATTGTTTACAAGCCAATCCTGATGTGGTTAGATTACCATCTGATGTACCAATTTCAGGTTTAAGATGGGATGAGTTAAACTCACCCGCAAAAACTTGGGTTCGTCGTTGGTTTACCGCATATGTTAAAGAAACTTTAGGTAGAGTTAGAGGAAAATATCAAGGAAACTTGAAAACTCCCGATAGTGAACTACAATTAGAATATGATTCCTTGTTAACGGAAGCTAAAGATGAAAAATCTAAATTACTTGAAGAATTGATGGCGAGGTTAGAAAGGCTTCGTCCTGATAAGATGATGGAAAGAGAGGCTAACGTTGCGGAACAATTAAACAAGTCATTGCAATATAGAGCAATGCCTCGTCAAATTTATGTAATTTAACATGCCAGTATTCAAGTCACAACCTGTAGACAAATATATTAACGGAACTTCAAGATTAGTTTCAGAATTTTGCGTTGTTACTGACCCTCACTACACAACCGATGGTGAAATTGCAATCGTAGTTAAAGATGTAGAAGAGTGTATTTTAACATTAAATCATGAAACAACAAAACACATTACCATTAAATCTTTAACAAATACTTTAGTTATTTCATCTGACAATATAGATAGTGAATACACTGAAATATATTTAGGAAAAGGTGCTTGTGTCGAATTACGTTATATCATCGGTGGATGGTATATTATGTCATCAGACGGATTAAAAACTTCTTAATCCTCATCATCTTCTTCAAACACAAACACATCTTTTACTGATTGGGCT